AGAGGCCAAAGCCACGCTTGAACTCAATACCAATATCATCATGTTCATCTTCATAATATTTACTCCATAATATTTATTCATAGTTTTGTCCTTTCGCCCACCATCCGTCATAAAATATACAATCGTCAGCCTCTGTGAATTGCACTATCTGAGGCTTGTTATGAACGGGCATAATATGATGCCCCACGACATGCCATCCTTGCTTCTCATAGCCTTCGTACATGTGATATGCTGCGCTTCTCCAAGTTACCCTCATAGCATCAACCACCAGATGATATTGTGTGTGTGATTTCGGATAGAAGTGATAGCTTTCCGTTTTCATTCTGTGCGAACCTTTTGCATTCCAGCTTATACTTTCGTTAAAGCCTCCGCAATTAGCGCGACTATGAAATGTCAAACCATTGACTCCAGCGTTGGCTATGGAATGTATCGCGATTAGACTTGTTAGTACTATTTTTCTCATTTGCATACTCCTTTTTTCATGCAGCTATAGTATACTATGGAATATTTAAACCGGCAATGGTTGCCTATTTGATGATGAAACAAAGCACTCTATCGGAGTTAAGAGCCAGATGCGACATGACTCAGCAACAATTTGCTACTCTAATAGGAGTTAGTGAGCGTATGTATCGATACTATGAACATCGTCAATTTATGATGCCAAGAGTATCTATGGAGCTCCTGCTATTTAAGCTAAAGGAGCTCGAATTAATACCAGCTAACTATTAGGCTTGTGTGCTGCTTTCTTTACGGGCTTGTCCAGCTCTGTTTTATGTTCCCAAAAGAATCTTAGCCTATATATACCTATACCTGCCTCGACTCCAGCCTTTGTAGTTTCTACAGTATGTTCTTGTACAGTATCTGGAGAAATGGAAGGGGCTAGAGTGGAAGGAGGGGCTACTAGTGTTTCTGCCTTGTTTGTCATGAGTTATCTCCTGTTAACATTTGGCATTAATACTAGTATATTATTATTTTATGGGGTTATCTATTCAATTTTCATCGTGAGATCTCACTTCTTTTCTTCTTATTTTATGTATAGTGTTAGGGTGAATATCAAACTTTCGAGCCAAGTCCTTGTAGTGTTCCGAAGATTCCCTTATATGACGCACTTGTTCATTAGTAAGCTTGGCGCATGGGTGCCATTCACTCATAGAAAAGGTTCGGTGTGTAATGGCATCCCTCATATTATCTGACTTTGTTCCATATATAATATTTTCAACTCTATTATCGAGGCCATCGCCATTTATATGCCTTACTTCTATACCTTGATCTTGAGGGCCAATAAATGCCCAAGCAAGCAATCTATGGATTGCCACATGTTTGGTAATTCCGTACTTATTCGTGAGGGTTGCCCTAACGTATTTCTTATTGCCTGTTAAGGTTTGTTTTTTTATTTTTTGTGGTTCAAATCGATAACTCCTATGATCTCCATAATAAACCAATCGAGGCTGGCTTTTTACGATTCCTTGGCTAGAGATTATATATAAATCTTCGTAACCCGGTATCGGGCGCCATACTTCTTCCATATCTTATAAACTCCTGCTAAAATAATCGAATTATAAGCCAGGAAGGTCATTGTGAGAATAGATTTAGAAAAAGAAACACTAGCTTCTGAGCTCAAAGGCTCACTTTTAACCTTTACCCAGTATTTTTATCCATTATTAACTGCTAGAAATTTTCTGATATCAAAGCCAATAGGGAGGGAGTCCCATCAAATAATAATCAGCAAGAATTTGACTAAAGCTTTCAGATTAGAGCTCCCATCTCAGCGCCTTATGATAAATGTTAGCCCTGGCTCAGGAAAAAGCACCCTTGTTAGTATGTGGGTGGCATGGGCAATAGCTCATTATCCAGATTGCAGATTTTTATATATTTCCTATTCAAAAACATTGGCCGCAAAGCATACCGATACTATAAAGAGAATTATTCAACTACCCCATTATAAGTATTTGTTCGATGTTTCTGTGAGGCACGATTCAAAGGCTAAAGAATATTTTCAAACGACTTCTGGAGGAGTAGTTGCAGCAGTCGGCAGCTCCGGAACTGTAACAGGGCTCGACGCTGGAGTGCCTGGCGTCGACCGTTTTTCAGGGGCTTTGATAATTGACGATCCATTAAAGCCAGATGAAGCATCAAGCGATGGAGTTAGGGAGTCTGTCACAGAAAATTACAGAGAAACAATTCAACAACGAGCCAGGAGTGAAAAGGTTCCTTATATATTTATAGGGCAAAGACTACATGAGGATGACTTGGCCGCTTATTTGATCGCGGAGAAAGATGGTTACACATGGGAAAAGATAATATTAAAAAGCATTGATGAAGCTGGGAACGCCATGTACCCAGAAGTTAATTCTTTAGAAATGTTAAAAATAAAACAAGAATACGATCCCTACGTCTTCGCCTCTCAGTTCCAGCAAGACCCAATCCCGGCAGGAGGGGCTTTATTTAAGCCAGAATGGTTTGCTATGCTGGATGAAGAGCCCAAGATGCTTACTACCTTTATTACAGCAGATACAGCAGAAACATCTAAATCTTGGAATGATGCTACGGTATTTGGTTTCTTTGGATTTTATGAAATGGAAATAATGGGGCGAAAGACTGGTGAGTTCGGCATTCATTGGCTTGATTGTGTAGAGATGCGAATAGAGCCTAAAGACCTAAAAAGCGCCTTCGTTGAGTTCTGGGAGGGCTGCATGACACACCCTTGTCCGCCAAAAATGGCAGCAATAGAAAAAAAATCTACTGGTGTTACATTAATATCAGTTCTCGATGAACTAAGAGGCATGCAAATACGCCAGATAGAACGCACCAGAGCATCTGGCTCTAAGACTCAGAGGTTTCTAGAAATACAGCCATATGTAGCAGCAAAACATATATCCTTTACTACTGGAGCAAGACATGCCAATATGTGTATTAATCACATGGCTAAGATTACTGCCAATGATAGCCACAGACATGATGATATATGCGATGTTTTGTCAGATGCGATTCGAATATGCTTGATAGATAAAACATTAACACATACAATATATAATGAAACAAATTATAATGAACTGGCAAACAACTTAACTATAAATTATAATAAAACTAACAGATTGAGGAAGGCTGCTTATTCCAGATAACCACTCTTTATGGACATAAAGTTATGCAAGTAGCACAAAAACATCAAGATAGACTCCCAATTATTAAAAAACGTATAAAAAATTCGCACGATTATTTTAGAGAAAATTACGATCGCTATAATGAATTTATATCTTTCGTTTTCGACTCAAACCTTACGCCAGATGAAGTGGCACTCCTTGTCGACTTAAATAGACCACAATTAGAATTTAACATCCTCGAAGCTAGAATAAGTCGACTTCTAGGTGAATTTAGCAAACAAGAGCCAGATATTAGAATCGAAGCTGACGATGAAGAGCAGGCTGACTGGCTGACTATGAAAGTCATAGAGCAGCACTTGCGCCACGTTCTGTTAGATATAGATAATCACCATATGCGTTACCAAGTCTACAAAGATTTGTTAGCAGGTGGATTTTCTGCTATCAAAGTATATACAGATTATGCTAATCCCATGTCTATGCAACAAGTAATCAAAATGGATAGATGCGAGCCTACTCTTTGTGTATTTGATAAAATAGCAAAATATAGCCACAAAGGTGATGGCATGTTTTGCGCTGAATTATTTCCTAAATCTAAAGAAAATTTTGAAGATGAATATCCAGATATTCCGGCTTCCAAGATTACATTTAGGCGTGACGTAGCAGGATTTAATTGGTCATACGTAAATGATAATTCAAATATTATTCTAGTAGCAGATTATTATGAAAAAGTAAGAAAAGAAGAAATGATAGTTCTAGTGCGAGATGATCAAAACCCTAACGGCAAAGTTATGACAACAACTGCATATCGCAAGATGGTAGATGAGTGGGACGATATAACGGTGCCCCCCATAGCTATTGGCAAGCCAAGAAAAACCTTGTTAGACAGAATAGACCGTTATCGCCTAATAGAGAATATGGTTATAGAATATGAGCAAACCGATTATGATATGCTACCAATAGTATTTGTCGATGGCTCTAGTGTCATGGTTAAAACACCCACTAACGGTAATGTCAGGCAAGTTACCCGACCTTACGTATACAATGCCAAAGGCGCTCAAAGACTTAAAAACTTTGCCGGTATAGCGCTGGCTAATGAAATAGAGAATGAAACTCAAGCTAAACTCATGGTTGCCAAAGAAGCCCTTCCAAAAGAAGCTAGATTCAGAGAAGCTTATGATAGTCCGCAAAAAGCCAACCTTTATGTATTCAACTCGGTTCATGAATCAAATCCACAACTCCCTATTTCCAACCCAATTAGAGAAGTACAAAAGATGCCTGCGCCTCCAGAAATCATACAGGCATTTCAAGGCGCTGATTCTCTTATGGAGCAAGTTCTTGGTTCTTACGATGCTTCTCTGGGGATTAATAATAATCAGCTATCTGGAGTAGCTATAGTTGAAGGCGCTACGCAGTCTAATGCTGCTGCGATGCCTTATATAGTCGGCTTCATGCAAGGTTTGCAACGTGCATCACAAATATATGTAGATTTGCTACCTAAATACTACACCACCCCAAGAACCATTCCTATTTTAGACGAGAAAGGAAAGCGTAATTTCGTCAAGATTAATACTGAAGATGGGTTGCCATTTGATTTCGACTCAAATCCACTGAATGTAGTCGTCAAGGCTGGAGCTAGCTTCCAAGTGCAGAAGTCCAGAACTATTATGATGGTTAAAGAGATGATGGGCATGTCTCCTCAATTCGGTGAGTTCATATCCACTAAAGGCCTGAACTTCGTTCTAGAAAACATGGAGGGACGAGGCATCGAGCAGCTTAAATCTATGGTCGATGATTGGCAGCAAGAACAGGCTAAACAAAAAGAACAAGAAATGCAGATGCAGCAACAAGAAATGCAGAATAATCCTGTAGCTATGAAGCTAAAAATAGAAACAGATAAATTACAACAACAAGCTCAGAAAGATCAAGCCCAGTTTGAAGTTGATATGCAAAAGATAGCACTCGAGAAAGAAAAGATAGCAGCTGATATGATGATTAATGAACAGCATGCAGCTGTGCAACTCGTAAGGGCTCAAACGGAACGCTTAGTTCATAAGAATGAGCACGAATTAAACTCTTATGACGTAATGAGCAAACATTTGCATAATGCTTTTACAGCACATAACAAACACAACCATCCGGAGACTAGAACATGAAAGGCCCCACTTGGAACGATTTGAAAAATGCTACTCCTGCTGAACTCAAAAAAACATACAAACTTAATGACAGACAACTAGAGAATGGTGTTCGTAGACATCTAAATGGAGCTGATGCCTCTGAGCGTAGGAGTGTGTACGAGACTGTTTATAATCTCAAGGACAAGTCATGACTATTCGACGAAATATTAAGAAAAAACTATGCAAGTTAGGTAATAATGGTATTTTTTTAACATCTATATTGATAATGTTTTTAACTGTGTTAATGTTAACTGGAGATTATTGAGATGCCTCTCAATAAAGGAGCCAAACCAGGCTCGAAGAAGTTCGGTGAGAATATAGCTACAGAAATAAAGAGCGGCAAGCCAAAGAGTCAAGCGATCGCGATTGCTTTTTCCGAGGCAAAACAAAAACCTAAACCTAAAACTCGGAGAAAGAAATGAAAAAAGAACATCATCATGAACATATGCGTAAAGCAAAAGAGAATATGAAACTTGCTGAACATCATAGCAAAGAAGCTCATAAACATATGGCTAAAGTAAAAATGACATCTATGAAAGATGATGCTGAAGGCCAAAAAAGTATGAAGAAAGAAGTCAAGAAAGGGTCAAGTAGAGGATTGCATAAAGCTGTTGCATGATAGAGTTGAGCGCATAGAGAAATGGGTGATGTTGAAAGAGGGCATAACAAATGTTGAAGAAATCGCCGTACAATAAAAGAGAAGAGGCCAATACTGACAAGTCTTACAAAGACGCAAATAAGTCTGTAAAGCCAGTTGCCAAAGACACGAACAAAACTCGTCGCAAGAATACATTATTGCCTTTAAAGAACAAAAGCACAAAAGGTAAGATCGTAATGTCAAAAGGTAAGAAAGGAGATTGTTAATATGGGCTTCTTAAGTACTGTTATAATGAGTATGTTGGAGAAAGAGCTAGCTGCTCAAGAACCTGGCGCTGAGCAATATCTATTAAACGAACTTAGTGTTCTGGGCAATGACTTAATTGCCTTCGTAGAAAAAAAAATAGGATTAAATGCCCCAGCCCAACTAGCAAGCACGGAGACATCCAGCTCCCAATAGAAAGAATAATATCGAGGGCAATATCATGGCTGAAAAGAAAAAATGGATCGCAAGTGCAATAAAACACAAAGGTGCGTTACATAAAGAATTAGGCGTCCCGGAAGGCAAGAAAATTCCTGCCAAAAAGTTGCAGAAAGCTGAGCACAGTAAAAATCCCACTGAAAGGAAAAGAGCTGTTTTGGCAAAAACACTTGCGGGCTTGCGCAAGAAAAAATAAAAGCGTAATATTTA